ATGCTAAACGATACTAAAATAAAGCAGTTAAAGCCTAAAGAAAAAATGTTCAGGGTAGCTGATCATAGTGGGTTGTGTCTTGAAGTTCGGCCCAATGGATCTAAGCTCTGGCGATATCGCTACCGATTCCTCGGTAAAGCTTCAATGATCAGTCTTGGTGAATACCCTGTAGTAACTTTAGCACAGGCGCGTCAAAAAGTTACAGACCAGAAAGCGCTCCTGGATCAGAACATTGATCCTGCCAAATTCAAGCAAGAAGAAAAAGAGAAAGCCAAAACGCAATCTGAGAACCTCTTCAGGCAAGTTGCACTAGAATGGTACACATCTAAAAAAGATCGTCGCTCTACCAGTTTTAAATTGAATGTAGAAAAATCTTTTGAGCGTGACCTGTTCCCGGCTTTCGGTCATAAAAATATTGAGGACATTACACCGTACGATATTCTTAAAATGCAGAAAGATACCATCAAGCGTGTTTCAAAGCAGATGAACCATGGTACCGGTGAAAGCACAGCGATTAGAAATAGGCAGCTGGTGAACTCTATATTCAACTACGCAATTGCTAACCTTCGTTGTGAATCCAATCCTACAGTTTCATTGGGTCAGACAGTTGAGCGACCACCAAAAGAAACAGCTCGACCAATGACCCTAGATGAGCGTGCTCGATTCAATGACGCTATGGATAAAAGCCGTAGCACGGAAATGGTTAAGAACTCTATCCGGTTCCTGTTGTACTCAATGATGCGCTCTATTGAAGTATGCCGCCTAAAATGGGAATGGGTAGATTTTGAAAATAAGCTGATTACCGTACCTGCCGCCACAAAAGAACAATTAAGCAAAGGTGAGCGCAATATTAAGATGAACCGGGTTCACTTGGTACCGCTTAGCACCCAAATGCTGGATATCCTTGAACGCCAGAAGGTACAGTCCAATGATGAATATGTATTTTGCTCTGTATTCAATAAAACCAAGATCATGAATAAAACAACAATTAATAGAGCCTTGGGTAGCATGGGTTTTGAATCATTGACAGCTCATGATTTCAGATCAACAGCATCGACAATTCTGCATGAACACAAATATAGTTCAGAGTGGATTGAATTGCAGTTGGCTCACGTAGATAAGAATGTGGTACGTGGCACCTATAACCATGCACAGCACTTAGATGGTCGCCGGCAAATGATTCAGGAATGGTGCGATATCGTTGATAATTGGGGAAAATAAGATTGAGTCCTTACCACTTCTATATTTGCTATTTAGTCAAACGAGCCAAGCCGTACAATAAAAGTCCGGGGTGGGCGCTTAGGTATAATCCGTGGTTTTCAGAGCAAGAGCCATTAGAGTTTTTTGAAGTTGGTGGGGTTTGTTGATCATTGCGCTAAACACTGCACGCACAGTGTCACGCTAACATGATTAGAGATTGAGTGTGCTGTGCAGCCTGTTAGTAGACTGCACATCATTAAAAGCTTAATGGTTATTTTCATATTCAATCAGCACATCAGCAACTGCTTTTGCAGCTAACCAGTAACGAGCATTAAAGCGGGATATCTCATCCTCATTGCTAATAAAGCCTAACTCTACAATTAATCCACCATTACTGATAAAACCTAGCTTGCCACGTGCTGACTGACTTTGATCAATCCAGCCATTATCACCACGTAAACGACTACCTAAAGCGGTGGCCACAGCTGCAGATAAGTCTTGAGCCAATTTTTTATCTTTCGGCAAAGCAATTGTTTCAACTCCATTCGCCTGACTAGATCCAGCGGCATTTAAGTGAAATTCAACTGCAACAGAAGAACCCTTAATTAACTTGATGGCTGAAGCCAATGGATTATTAGTGGTACCCACACCATCCGTTTTAATACTAATACCGGAGCTCTTTAAGTAATAAGCTACTGCATTACGAAAGTTAGTTACCAGTTCGGCTTCTTTAAATTTGCCACTAACTGCACCCGGATCAACATTGGAATGGCCGGCTGTCACAGTGACAAAACCTAAAGGTTGGTTCTGGTTTAGATTTGGCTGGGCAATCTTACGACCAATCCACGCCAAAGCAGGAATTACGAAGTTAATAATCAGTAGCTGATATTCAACAGGGATAATCTGATAATCCAAGGCCCACTGCAGAATTAAAACTAACAGTGATAAAAAAGCTCCCAGAAGAGGGAGCTTAACAGATAGATATTTTGTGACATTTTCGGGTATAAATTTCATTGTGATTCTCTCACGTAATTGCGTTCATAAAGTTTGTTGCGGATTTCATCCAAGATTCGAAGCGTCTGGTCACCTTGTTTCTCAAGGCTCATAATTCGCTGATCATTGTTATTGGTCTTGGTTTGAGTTGCTCGTACATCGGATGACAGGGTTAGCCAGGAGCCCAAAATCCCTGAAAGCAAGGCGATCCCTCCCCACTTAAACCATTCACCCAGCGTATCAATCCGGGTCTTACTGGTTTTTAGCTCACCAACGTCTCGTCGAATTTTCTCTAATTCAATTTGAAAGTTGGTTTGTGTTTGCTGCAAGTCGTTCCGTGTCTGTTGGTTGTCCTTACTAAGCTGCTTAATAGTCATATCTAATCGATCAAGCTGCTGCGGAACATCACTGAGCTTATCCATTTTCTGACACATATCTGTAAGCTTGTCAGATAACATGATAAGAGAAGCTGCTGTTGCTGCAGGTGGATCAGTTGAATAATCGTTGGACATTGCGCCCCCTTAAATTTTGGTAATAAAAAAGCACCCCGTAGGGTGCTTAAACTGTTTTACCTTTCTTAAATTTCTATCTGTATAACCCTGCCTTCAGGCGCTGGGCGCTTGATCTCGTTGTTTGATACAAACACCCGGGTACCTGTTAAGTATTTGGTACTGCTGGTGCACAGGACCAATCCGCTACCATCGACCACTAAAACCTTATAATTAGGATGATCTGCTGAGGTGATGGTGCCAATGAACTCTGGAGCCTTGGGTAATAAGTCGATTAAACGTTGTAATGGATTACTCACGATTGATGCTCTCCACTTTAATACTCTGGTTAATCACCGCATGATTGAATGACACGTTCACCCCATCAATGATGCCCCACCATTCAGCATTAAATGCGACTAAATCACCAGGTACACATTCACTCACATCCGGACCAATCGGCATCACCAGATTGTGGGTTTCGACCAGACCTGACTTGGCCAGAGCCGCTTTGCCATAAGACCCCATGCTCTCAACGGTAAACAGTGGATTGTTCGCTGTTTCCAGCAAAGTATCACCTGCAGTGCCAGTACGTTTAATCTGGCCACTTAAGCCAGAGCGGTCATTGGTCAAAGTAATCCCGTTATAATCAGGATAAGGCTCATAATCGGTAGACTGCTCTGTGACCAGACTTTCAGGGATCAGCCGGTCATATTCTTCAACCGTGATTGAATCCCAGAATGTTTTTTTGTACTTGGGCTTTATAGTGATGGTATCGCTGCCCTTCTCGCTGTAGACAAAACCTCCTGCAGACTCAGCAATCATTTTGATTACAGCAATGGGGGTCATGTTTGAATAGCTCAGGCTGCCCGCTGGAACAATCCAGCTCAGCTCGTCGATCAGCTCCCACTGCAGTGTTGTTGAGCTGTTGACCCGATCCAGTTCAGCCTGACAGAGCTGCCGTGCGGTCCTTTCATTCTCCTGGGTAAATGAGCGTGTCGGTGCATAGGGAGCGTCCAGTAAAGCGGACTGGCTGCGACCGCTTAATGTATAAGTGATTTCGGCAAATCGACGTGAGCGACTACGGTTTTCAAGCAGCATGTGATGCTCGGTACCATTCACCATAACTCTTAAAATGACAGGTTGGCCATTAACTGGCTCTAGTTTCGGTATTTCAGATGCGGGTACGTTCAGGCTATATGACCAGCACCAGCGGCTGCGATCTGTACTATAACTGCCATCATAGACCAGGATATTCTGGCCATTGTCCAGACGGCTTACGGATAATTCATTCACGATATACCACCAGCTTTTTGGCGGCAGACCTGGAATACAGTCATCTGCCCCGAAATTTAAAATAAGGTTGTGTGGATCCGATCCGGTACACAGACAGTTAAAGTTGAGGTCAGTACTGCCAATATATTCAGGAAGCTCAGGTTGTGGCCAGGGTTGAACCGGATGCTTTCGGTAATGAATGGCTTTAGCTTTATCCCATGCAATGCTATTGGTCGTGATCAGTTCAAGACCTTTATCCCATTCAAATATAAAACGCTTCTCAAAGACCTGTGCTACTTGATGCGAATAGGTAAAGTTTCGGCGCTTCCGCACCAGCTCCTCCCAATCTGAAATACGGTTGATCCTAAGCTTACTGCTCTCTTCAAAAACTAATATTCGCGCTTTGGCCAGCCTTTTGTTTTCCTGCCAGATAAAGTACGCATCACTAGATAAACCAGTCGCTTTCTCATGCTGCAGCTGAACCGAGCGGTACAGCAAGTCAGCCTTTTCAAAACCAAGTAATTCCTGATTACCTAGGCTTAAACTGTGCTCAAAATAAAAGGCGCTGTTATGCGCCTTAAAGATTGGTTTAGCCCACCTATATCGCTGCGATATTAAGCATGGTGCGGCTTTTTGGTAGCTAAATTGACCTATATTGCTCACACCTAAAATAAAGTTAATGTCAAAAGTTGCTAGTATCTCAACACTAAAATCAGTGTCAACAATGGTGTCAATAACTAATAGATTTTGACTAAATACTGCCTCAATCTCAGTTATAAAGCTGGTATCAACAACAGCATCAATACTGCCAACAATATTAATGTCTGGCGCAAATACTGCATCTATTTCAACTGAAAAAGCAGTGTCAACGATGGTATCAATAACGCTTGTGTTGGCATCACTATCAGCATAAAACGCGGCTATCTCAACACTAAAGCCAGTATCGGCAATTGCGTAAATAGCCGCACTGTTATCGTCACCAAAGTTTAAGTTAGTTGACCCATCAGCCAAAACCTCAAAGTTTAAAATGATGTTATGGCTGTCTGTGTTATCAGGCTTAAAATTAAAATTTACATTGTGCGGGTCAACCGTGCCGGCCTTATTTTTAAACTCCACATGACTACCCCTTTAAATTTAAGGCCGTAATTTAATAGACTGCGCGTTTAGTGTGCCGCCCACTGCAAGGCTTGTATTTGCTAGTGTGATGTCAGTACCAACAACCAAATCCATCACGCTCGCACCCGCACCGTTATACATGCGCGCCCATGTTGCTGTACCTGTTTTAATCACGGTAGCGGTATCACTTGGATATAGCTCAACGTAATCAACAGTGACCTCTTTAAAACAAGGCTCTGGCAATGTCAGTGTCACTAACTTGGCACTATCATTTGCGGCATCTTCCGTTGTGGCTGGCATCGTATCGTCATAAAAAACAATGGTGGCTGCACCTGCGCCGCTATCTGCATAACTAGCAAGCGCGGTTATCATATTTAATTTTGCGGCTTTTGAAGTTCGGCTCATTTTGGCACCACGTTATCTTGTATGACTGCGTTGTATTGCTGATTCTGATCAAAAGCTACGACAAAGGTTTTTAAATTTGTATTTAGTCCCAGAAACTGATAATTACCATTTTGATCGGGTTTTTTTATTGCCATGGGTTGTAAGTTGGCTTTGTTGTAAAGCACAACTATTGCACCTTGATATTGTTGACCTAACTTTTTTGTTGAACCTTTAATTTTTGCAATTACTGGGCCTACTTCAATAGCCTGTATCAGATACGATGCAAATAAGGATTTTCGAGAACATGGTTTCATTCAATCTCTCCAATATAATAATACACCCCACCTACCGCCTCATTTGAATACACCATGCTCTCCCATAAATACATTGAGTTTTCAGCGAGCAGAGGAGTGACTTGTGTGGTTGCGCTTCGATTGTTTCCCGCGTAATACACATACTTAAGTGTTCCTCTTAAGCATTTTTCTGTGTCAACGAAAGGTACTTCGAGCGCAGCAATATCTGTACCTGCATAGATTGTGGTAGCACCAGTTGCGTAATCAGGCAAAATAGGATTAGCCTTTGTATATTTAGAAATACGCTGTAATGGTGAATATTTAGGTGTAAAAAATGCTGAATTTGCAGCAAAAGAATTTAACGGAGTTAATCCTGGGTAGCCTTGAATGTAGGTAGCATAGTTTGAATTTGCGGCTGTCGGAATATCAGGTGTGTATGTCATCAAAAACCAATTTGGTATCACATCATTCGGTAGTGAAGCATTAAATAATCCACAGCCCCGCAAATTCTTTTGCCCACTCCCGCCAATACGTGTTGCAGTGTGCATATAAAATGCGTCTTTATCGCCAATCAATGTAAATTCTCGATTTCCATTAGCAGGCACGTTCGTGTCAGTAATGTTTGATGATTGGTTTGACGCATAATGCCAGCGACTCCATCCGCGCACCACACTCGCGTCCGTACCTGCAATTTTCCAATTTTTGGCTGGGTCGCTTGGGTCAAAGGGTAGTTGCAACACATCTGGATTTTCATAATCGTCTATATGCTCCATGTGCTCAAGTAAGCCAACCATGGCATATTTTGCATAAGTTGATGTATATACGCCTGTTGTACCATCTGGACTTGTTAAGCTTTCATCCACACGAATAAACGGATGCTGTGCCGTTGGATTTTTAGCACGATAAACACGCTTTACATCGTTTGTATCGCGAAAAATAATTTCATAACCCAGTGATGCTAGTTTTCCTGCGCCAACTATTGTGATATTTGTTTCAACAATTGCAGCATGTGGTTTTAAAATCAGCTCGGTTGCGCTTGGTACGCCTTTGATTCTGTATTTCTGGTTGAGTGATGCGGGAGTAAAACCTGATAGCTCAACCACCTGAAACAACATGGCATTATGCGCTGCGTATAGTGTGATATGCACATCACCTTGAGCATCAATTGAAGCTGCTGTAATTTGAGTAAAATCAACGCCTGTCACCAAAGCTTTATCAAGCAGACGAATTAAATCACCCCAGTTATTGCTAAGCGTTAAGCCATTTAAATGACTAAAATATTGTACATCTACATCTGTCGCCATTTTCTAATATCCATAAAAAAGACCGCTTAACGCGGCCATATTTAATTTAAATTTTAAACCACGCGATCAATGTCACCACGCAGCATGATTTGAAACTGATCTGATAGCACTGTTGGTTCAGACTGTTTCACAGTACGAATGACCCAGACTGGAAAGGTAGCAGCAATGGTATTAAAGCGCAGTACATTGCCACTCACCCAGCCCTGTCCCCAGCCTTCTTTTTTCACTACAAAATACGGTACTCCAGTGACCGGATTAATTGGGGCATAGTCTGTGTTGATAGTGCCTGTACCAATCTGTCCCGAGTACTCCCCGATACAGCGGAACGATTGATCTCCAGTAAAAACCAAGGCCCAGCGTTCCTGAATTGCACCATTATTCGTGACTGCAATTGGATATAAGGCATCATTGTAATTGGCTGAAATTGCCCCGCCAGTGGCCTCATTTAACCAGACACTATTCCAGGACGGCTGTACAAATTTCCCGGTAGAGCGGGCCTGCATATCACCAATGACTAGAGCTGAGCCGACAATGGTATTTTCAGCATCATAATTGTGGGTCAGTGGCTTGGTGAAGGTTAGCTGGCCGTTGATCTGTACGTCACGGATCAGCAGCATGTCCTGATAGCGATAACGCATAGTGAGCGGTGCAACCAGCGCATTTAAAGCAAAATCACCACCTAGCGTAAACTTGCCATAGTCATAATCCACGCTGTACATATCAAACGGTACTTTTACCCCGTCGGCATCTTCAAGCTCGGCCCATGAAATGCGCTGATCCGGTAATTCATAAATCTGGCCAGCGATATGATCTGGCAGTTCAAATATTTTGCTGGAACTGACAATAGCAATATCACCGACCCGGTAAATCGGTACCCGGCCATCCAGCGGCAGACGGGTAGCGGATAGCCCCAAGATCTCAGCATCCAGAGGGATGTAGGTATAAGCCACCGCATTATAACGGACTGATTCCGGAGCGACCCATACCGGTATATTGATGTACCTTTTACCGGCTTCCTCGTACTCGAGCAGAACGTCATACCAGTCCTGCTCTTCAATTCCTGCACGATTACTTTCAGTAATTTCAGTCTTGGTATAAAAAAACAGATCCACAAAACCGGTATCGTAATTAATCTGGCCATGTGCCCGGCTAGTTTCAATGATGCCATCGTCATCAGCCCGCAATGTCAGCTGGCCATAGTCTAAAGTGGCTACGACGACTGTTAATGAACCGGGACGCAGCGGACTGACCGGTGTTCTAAAGCTGATACGGTTGACCGGCGGCATATCTGTGGTGGTGGTTAAAGACTGCAATGTCAGGCGGTTATCGGTATTCGGTGTCCAGCTGTCAATCTCGATTTTGCCGGTACCATATTGAATGATACCGGAACTGGTGCCACTGTTATTGGCTGGATTTACATTGCGTACCAGGGTGCCAGTACGGTCCAGATAGGTATCCGTACCCAGCATAAAACGCACCGCGCCGGAGAGGATCTGCTCATCAAAGCCTTGGGTCAGATCAAAGCGCAGCTTGTCACCGGTAACCTGTTTAACTCCGGAACTTACGCCTGAAGTATCACGGTATTTCACGCTAATACTGGTCGCCCGGTATGCCCCGAGCTGCACTACTTCTTCCTTAATTTGAGAAGTGGCGGGTAAATAAAATGACATATTTATGCTGCTCCATAAACCGTAGTTGGTATATAGGATTTGGTGAAAACCGAGCTGGTCGCTTCAGGAATAATTTCTACCGCACCTGTTGCATAGGTAATGGTGCCCTGTACCTTGCCCTGACTGTTAACCAGGTTACCAACCTCTGCATTCACTGGAATATCAGTTAGAACCACCGTACCGATGACTGAGCCGATTTGATCAGCAACCGGCACACTTAACTCAACACTATTGGGTTGTATTGCAGCACCTGAACCAATGGTAAATTTCAGCTTTTGATCAGTTGGCATGACATTTTCAACAGTCTGATCAAGCGGTACGCCATAGCTATAATTGATGGTGAAGACCGTATTTTTCTGCGGCAGTTTATTCGGTACCAGCCGGCCTTGACCGCTGGCATAGTTAAAGGTACCGGTGGCATCGCCACTAAACTGGCCCAGCGTATTTGTAGTTGCAGTTTTCTGTTCGCCTTCCAGCAGCCATTTCACTGTCACGCTTCCCGAGGCTATACCAGCTTGCTGCAAATCAAACTCGAATGCTGCCGGTTCAACCGCAAGATCTGAGCGTATGAACGTAGCCAGCGGTGTACCCCATAACAGTAAAATTGGTGTATTCACATCCGGTAAAGCACCCGTCGTAATAGACCAGGAGCCGGTTTCATAATTGATATTGCCTGAACCAAACGAAGCACTCGAGCCAGACAACCGCCCCGAACCATCATCTTTCAGTTCATAAAACTTGCCCTGTGACATATAAGAAACTGAAAGGCTGCCCGGGGCTGGTGGTGGTACCAGCACACCGGTCCAGTTGGCACTCTGGTTCTGCTGGGTCACTGGCCGGGTTTCAGACTGGAAGTACTGGTTGGGTGCTGAAGCCGGCTTAAAGGTCATGCTTAAGTTTGCAGATCCTGCACCTGCAGCTTGTGTCCACTGGATCAAGCCACGCTGGTAATCAATTGTTCCAACCTGGGTACCAGAAGTGTTTTTAAGCAGTCCGCCCTGATCAGTGATCTGCTGGCCAAACAGGTTAAACGAGACACTCGATGGCATGACAGATGAGCCGATATACAGATTCTGAGCGGTACCAATGGTGGTCGAGTAAGTTGCAGTAATAGCAGCAGTGTTACCCGGTATCAGCACCATACTTTCCCCGGCTGCGTTTACATCCACAATTGGTGTTTCAGTCTGGGCAGATGGGACCAGCTGGGCAAAAATACTTTCTGCATTTACAGTAAACTCACCGACTTTGGCATCAGTGGCCAGATTAGATGAGGCGTAATACTTACCTGTATCAGCTACAATCGTATCCCGTAAAATCGTTTCGGACTTATCTCCGTTGTACCATTGTCTTGCAGAGAGTCCGACATAATCCTGATCGAGTGGATCATTAATGCTGTAGGTGGCAATTTTATATTCAATTTCCTTTCCATCGATGACCATCTTGGCAATACGGGTCTCAACTTTGGTGATGCGAACATATTGCTCATGCTGCAGAGCCTGGCCTTCTTTTGAGACCAGTACCAGCGTACTGCCCACCGAGCTTTCGACTTCACTCAAAAACATCGCCACCTGCAGGGTTTTCATACCGGCATAATGTGTATCCAGTGGACTCCCTGCTGCCTGTCCACCCTTGGCCAGATAGTTTTCAATCCGGTTCTGGGCGGACTTACGCTCATCGATCCACGACTTTGTACTAAACAGCAAAGCCGAGACATTGGGGTCTTTCGGGTTTTCCGAGATAAAGACCGTAGCCCCCATAAGCAGGTCTGTATCATTTGTTGTCACGGCGGGGAACAGTTTACGCAGTGACACATCACCCATGGTGCGGTCCAGCTCACTCACATCATTAAACAGGTTATTGCTCTGGCCATCTTCAATCATCTGGCCAGAGTACTTACCGCCCCCATCTTCTGTATCGCTCAGGCGCTCAGATTTATAGAGCACCAGATTTTTAGTTTCAATTGCCACTGTATAGCTCCCCCACTTCAATAAAGCGTAAAGTCACGTTGTAATAGTCATCCTCAGATACAGATGGAATTCCCTTCACTGGAGCAGCTTCCAGTGCCCCGGCTTCATGGTTAAAAATCACATGAAATTCACGTCTGTCGTGCTGATACTCAAAAGCCAGAATGAATTGTTCAGATAAAGCAGACCAGGCTTGAACCGTGCGTAAATCACGGCGTTTGATCCAGCCCATAGCGTTATCTGCCGGTTCCAGCACAATTGAACGACCTGCTTTTTTACGGCCCTCCTGGATAATTAGAGAACCATCAATAGCCCGACTCTGTTTCTGCTCGATGGGCTTCCATTCAAATTCATCAGACCATAAAAAACCGTCCTCAAGCGGGACGGTTTCTGATGTAGACACTCGTATTAATTTCATTAGCTACTCTTTTTTATCCTTTCCAGTTCAGTCAGGAAATCATTAAAACTGCCCTGATTAGCCTCATCCACAGGGACATTAATTGTGCGGCCATTAATAGAGATCTGGTTGATGACAGTACGTGAAGGCTCAGCAGTTGGAGTGCTGGTTTTAGGATAGCTCACGTCCGGGGCCAGATTGTTTACATTGACTCTGGAACCAGTACTGCCCGACTTGCCTGCATATTCCTCCAGCTTTTCCAGCTGCTCGGCAATGAACATGTAGTTGCCGGTCTGTTTCTGGTTGTCGTATGCAGAAACGCCGTAACGCGCAGCATATTCATGAGAGGCTGAACGGTAATAACCACCTGGACCCTGTTGTGCCGTCTCGAATAGCTCTTTAGCCTTTTGCCGGGCATTACCGCTATAACCCATTTCAGTCAGCTGCTGCTCAATCTCATCAACTGAATAACCGTTTTTAGCCATGACTCCAGTTTTAGAGGCTTTAAGCTTGCCCTGCATGGCAGTAAGCGCTTCTGACCAGGCTTCAGTAGAGGATTTGGCCTCCTCTCTTGCGACCCGTCCAGCTTCACGATAACCATCACCAATGGCACTGGCTGAGCTCTCTACCCGATTATTGGCTTTGGCCCAGTCATCCATGGTTTTGACTACAGCCTGACCGCTATCATCAATCTGGATTTCCAGATTGCGGCCTGCATTTGCCGCATTAGTCGCAGCAATCACACCTGCATCACCTGATGCTGCTGCAGACTGAGCAGCCTTCTCATATGCTTTCTGGATACCTTCAGCAGTTGCCTTTCCGCTATCCCTGACGGTGATGTAATCCATCAAAGCCTGTTGAGCAGCCAGCTTTAATTGCTCTTTAGTTTGAATGCCTAATCGCTTAAATGCTTCAGTAACCGGATCAATATCATCAGGTAATCCTTGAGCCTGCATTTTGATAGCAATTAATCCCTGCTCCACCTGAGATGTTGAAATTTGTCCTTGAGTACCGAACTCCTGAAGCTTGGCTTTGGCCATATCAATTTCGGCCTGGCTTTTGGCCGTTTGCAGCCACGTCAACCAGGCTTCATAGGTAACATTACCAGCTTGCTTGCCCTCGATCCCAAGCTTTTTTAGCTCACTACCTAGCTTGTCTATATCATCTCCGGACTTAACAAACTGCTCAGACACCTTGTTAAGTGACCTATCCAGGTCTACCCCGAACTTTTGGGCTAACTCAGAAGCTCTTATGTACGCCGCAGCAGAGCCGTCAGCCGTTTTTTGGTTAAGTGTCAATAACTCTGTCTGTCTTTGATTTCGATTAGCTTGTAGCTCTTGCTCCTTGGTATTGATCTGGTTGATTTTGTCTTGAATCTGTTTAAGCTCATTCAGATCACCAGAAGCCTTGGCTTGTTGCATCTGCTTCTCTAGAGCTGCGCGCTCAATAGCGGCTTGCTTCTGATAGGCCAGATACTCTTCATCCGCTATTCTGAGGTTTTCTGTAGCCACTTTAATGGCTTCAGTTTTCTGCTGTACTTCTGTCAGTTTCTGCCCTGCAGCATCCATAGCCGTGACTGTAACCTTCCCAGCCTCATCCATTGCTACGGCGTAGCCCTTAGCCGCTAGTTCAGACTTGAGCTGTTCTGATAGCACGCCTTCATTAGCTGCTATGGCTGCATTGGCATAATCCTGTGCTGCCTTAATCCGATTCTGTGCACTAGCTGTTTCGTCTGCATCGATCTTTTCCAGAGTGGCTTTAGCACTATCAGCCTTTTCCTGATTTTTCTGCTGCTCAGTCTTCGACATTTCCTCCAGGCGTTCAACATACTTGGATTTAAACTCCATGGCCTGCTTGTCTGCTTCAGTATAGTACTGCTCGGCCTTATCCTTCATTAAATCAGCATTAGCGGCAAATTGCTTGCTCACATCGCCCCATGTGATTGCCGCCATAACGCTATTGGCTGCTGAGGCCAAAGTATAGAACGCGCCTGTAATGAGATTTAAGCCAATCTTGATACCAGATATGCCATCTTCAACCATGCCAAAAACAAGTGATAGTCCTTGCAAGACCCTTGTTAAGAAACTTACTTGCTCTCCGGCAGATGCGACATCACCAACAAATGAGCCGAGCAAGGATGTAAAGGTTGTGAAAGCTGTCCCTAATACGTCATCTATGGTTTTTCCTAATTCCCATGCACCAGATACAAGCTCTTTAAACAATTCGTACATTGAGCTTAAAGCACCTTTTAGTGCTTCTGTTTCTGCATCCAACCCTGAATATCGCTCAGTAACAGTCTCTATGGCGCCAATAGCATCCTCAAATAGGGTGGTAAGCCAGCTCATATCACCACCTAGTGTAAGCATGGCCTCTGACAACCTAGATGATATCTGATGCTTTTCATTTAGCTTGGCAATAACGTCTGTCAGGTTGTTTTTAAGTGCTACAGCTGCATCGGCTGTAGAGTTAGCCATTGAGCTGGCTAGCTCTTCATTACGATCTCTAGACTCAATAAGCGCCGTGGTTAGCTCTTTAATGGAAATTTTACCACTTGCCCCTAGTTGGCGAATTTCCTCTTCAGTACGCCCGGTACTTTCTGCCATGTCTTTTACGACATTATCTGCACCAGTAATGATCGACATCCATGCATCTGCATCTACCGAACCCTTAGCCATGGATTTTGCTAAGGCATCCTGTGCTGACTGTGCTTGATCAGCTCTGGTGGCGTTGTGGGTAAAGGATAGTGATAAGCTTTCTGTAACTGCTAAGATCTGCTCCGTGGAGTAGCCTAGTGATTTCATGGTTCCGGCTGTAGCTAGGTACACCTCCTGAGCCTCTTCAAGCGGCCGGAATGTCTTATTTGCCAGATCTAAAAGTCTGGCTTGAACCATAGTGTATTCTTCTGTGCTACTGGTGGCGTTCTTAATACGCTCACCCATCTGTTGTGTGGCATCTGCAGTCTGTAATAGCTCTTTAACTGTAAGACCAAGCCCTAAGCCTGCTAAACCTGCTGCCAGTGTCCCTACTGCTGCCCTAGCTGCACTAAATCCCTGTTTGGCCTTATCAGCTACACTACTGGTTTCCTTTAGCTCTGTATTGGCTTTATTTACGGCGCTATCAAATTCATGGAATGCAGTCTCAGCCTGTTCTACTTCTCGTTCTAGCTGGTCTACTTTCTGCTTGGCAGCCTCAATGTCATGTGGCGAGGCATTGGTTTTTGAGAAATCTTGAAGTGTTTGCTTTGCTCCAACCAGATCAACTTTTAGTTGTTCAAGTGCTTTCTCAGCCTTGCTGCCAAAGTCCTTGAAATTATCAGCTGTTTCTTTGGCACCATCCCCTGCACCTTTGATAGCCTCTGTTGCTCCGTTTAGCGTAGTCTTTAGCTTATCAGCCAATTCCAAGGATTCTTTCGGCACAATTTTAGAAACAGCATCCGATGTCTTTTTGGCTTCCCCTTCAAAGCTTGCTGTTCCTTGTTTAATTGCCTGCTGTAAATCACTAAAAGCTTTCTCTGCACTTTTAGTATTCTGCACCAATCCTCTAGAGTCTCCATCTAGAATTAGTTTAAAAGTTAAATTTTTACCAGACATGAATACCTCTAAAATTTGGACAATAAAAAACCCTGCTCAATGGCAGGGTTATCTAAGTTAGGCATGAAGCATTATGTACAAAACTTTTCCCATACAGTTTGAAACTCGCCAGATTCTATATTCTCTCCATCGATAGCAACTATCGCGGGACTCGCTATAAATCGTTTGAATCCAGTGTAACCTCCAAAACTGTTTTTGCTATTTACTTCGCCGCACATACCGCTCTGATTACGTATTTGCGCACTTTCAGGATCTTTTAAGAAATTCTTTAATGCAATTTCTGCATCAACCTCAATAGCAATAGCTCGATCACGTGCCTCTCTCTCCCGATCACGTCGTTCTTTTTCAGCTAATTTAGTGGCCTCACGCTCAGCCTCAGCCTTCTGCTGTTCTTCATTACGCGCTTTTCGGTCAACCTCTCGTGCCAACAACTCAGGGCTTGCTGTTCCATTCTTTAAAGCTTTTTCTTCTGAAGCTTGAAGGAACATGCCTGAAAAGCTTAGTAAGAAAAATATTCCCACACCCAACCAGAGGCCTTTAATAGACGGGCTTATTTCTGTTATCTTTTTTTGAATTGGAGGCAACATCAAAATACCAGCCAATATCATAAATAAACTGCCTAAAAAGCTTTCCCCAATTAATGTTATTCCTCTGAGAATAAAAACTAAGCCAAAAAACCATAAAATTACTGCAATTAATTTATTCTTCATTACAAATTACGCCATAAGATTTTCACAATTCTGTCGCGACATAAAATAATAGTGTATTCCTGCAAATCCACTTCTTTTACATACTCAGTAGCTGCACAATATAGTTTGCCATCATCAAGTACATAATGTCTTGGGGCTCTGACTTCTAATTTGTCTTTTAGAGATTGATGACTATCACCAATTTTTACCAGGTCACCAGATGGAGTTCGGATACTAGTGGTTGTTCTCTCAGCAAAAGTAAACCCCGACACTAAACACAAAGCTAATAATAAATATTTCACATTTCACCCCTAAATTATTATTTTCCCATCATAACTTTAGGGTGCCACTTGATCAATCAGAAACCATTTCTTTCTTGAATGATTCAAAGCCTTTTTTGTCGGATTGGGCTACACGAACTGCAACGGCGTTATTAAAAATTCCCTGCTTATACAGCTTATTTGCTGCATTAACGTAGTTCTGAAATGCACCGTAAGTCATTTCCATGATTTCACTATGCTGATGGCCCATTGATACCAGAAACTGGAATGAATTAAACCAGGTGGAGTCATCTTTCTTTTTGATGCCGCGTTTAGGTCTTTCATATTTGAAGTAAGCCTGGTTGATCAGAAGCACCGCTTTAAGCAGATCTTTAAACCCTTGCTCATCAGCAGCAAGTTTCATTAGTGATTCTTGGTCCAGATCGGTGACGCATGCCATGGTTGCAACGACTTGCACACCGTGAGCTTTAAATAGCCCTGTCAAAATCTCATCTGAATGATTTTGGTCTTTGATGAAGTTTTTTAATACTTCAGCATGCATTGCCCAGGTGTCAAAGTCTTTCATCTGGATCTGACGCACTTCAATGTCATTGATTTTGATGCTTCGATTTGTTGCTAGGAAAAAATCATTCATGATGGGGTCTCGAAAAAGCCACCCGAAGGTGGCATTGGTTTTCCCTTTCAGATTTAAAATCCGGAAGGGTTTTATTTATTCATCATCTTTAAAATCTAGGCTTGGTTGCGCCTCTTTGATCAGTTCATCTAATTCTTTTAGTAATGCTGGCTTGGTTTGCTTGCCCTCCACAGACAAAAACCGCCCCGCTTCAGACAAGCATTGTGTAATCAGTTCAATTTGCGCTGAAAGTTTACCAATGCGCACCTGTAGCCCATCTTTAAGCTGACGAGCTAATTCTTCTTGTTCGATATAGTATTTTCGAATCTCATGGCCTTTTTCATTGCGCTCCATCATTCCAAGGTGCTTGGTCATATCTACCGAGATGATGTATTCAATTGAAGTTTGCCCGGTCTTTGAAAGCTCCACTTTTTGGTGGAGCTTAATGTAGTCGAAGTTTTCTTCGAACTTACACTGAGTAATTCTGCGCTTAATCCATGTTGAAAAGTCCTGCTTGCTCTCTAGCATTTTGTGCAGGTCACGCGCATTCACACCGAGCTGAACTTTTTCATTTAATTCGACTTCGATAAATGGAGTTTGATTTTCAATTGTTACGATTGCATTCATTGATCTGCTCCGACTACTCATTAAAAAAGAAACACTGGCAAGAAGATGCAATGAATAGTCGAAACGACCATCTTCTTTTCGGGGATCAGCCTAGCCAGTGGGTTGCCTGAAAACAGGCATTAAAAAAGCCGACTAGTTAGGCCGGCTTTGCTTTAAAAATATAGATTTCTGTCAATAGGTTGGTAAATGACTTTGAGTTGTAAAAACTAGTTAATACAATTCGAAATCATCTAAACACAGGCACAAAAAAAGATGCTTTCGCATCCTGTGGAGTTCTTTGTGCCTGTATGGGGTTATTCCGCTGCCGGAATCGTCACAACATGGCCATATAAGCCTAATGCCGGATCTGCTTGCTTTGTTACATCAGATAAAGCCTGACCAGAAATTTCATACTGACCAAGCTCTTCATGAATCAGCGGGAAAGTGGTTTCTGGTGACTTCTTGGTACGCCATAAACGTACAGCCATATGTTTACCATTCGCTGTATTGATGCCCTTAAAGAAGAGTTCGTACTCTTTTTCAAAGTCGGATGCCAGAGTGGTGTTAGTCACTGCTCCAGTGGTGTAAGTGGCTAAGATCGGCATGGTCAGATCTGATACATCATGGAAAACCACAGTACCAAATATAGCATCCAGTGTGTAATTCTCTGGATCAACAGTCTTAGCTGTGCCAGTGGTTGAATCCTTGAATGAAACCGTTTTCAGGTTATAACCATCCAGTTTGATTTCTTTACCGGCCACCACAGTACCCAGTGATATATCTGTCGCTGTAGTAGTTGCTACGGCGTGATTCATACCAGACAGGATATATTGAAGGTTTTCTGGATCAGTTTCTTCCAGCGTTCCCGTAAAATTCACTGATGTTGCGTTGATCATCGTGAAGTCAGTAGTACGCTGACCAGATGTTGATTCTTTATGCTCAACAACATCAGCACCAATTTCTAACTCAAAGTCTGGCACGTTACCCAAATGGCGCATTGCACTAGCAACACCATTCACAAGTTCTGACAGGTAAAACTTACCTTGCAGCGAAATATATTCCTTAGCCATTACTTTTGCTCCCCTGTGGTTTTCTTGGCTGAAGCCGCTGGCTTTGCTTCAGGCACTTCTTGAATCACGCCATCTGCTAATAATTTTTCGATTTGCGCTTGAGGTAATTCGGCAATCACATCGCCGACGCCAAAACGCCCCACTGGTTTTAAAGCTTTATATTGCTTCACCATAACGGCTCCTAATTAATAAATTTGATTTCAAATAAGAAAGGGAAATACGCAAAGCCTGCCGATGAGCCAATTTGCACACCCGCATCGACACGCTCAAATGACCGAAAGCCTGCAATCTGAGGATTAAAGCCTTGCATCTTACTTAACAATTCACGGATCAGCGGATCTGCTTCTTTACGAATATTGCTCGTTTGATTAAGTTGCGATGATGCATCACGTACAGTTAAAACGATCAACCATTGCTGAGTGACCATATTCGACCTACCTTGCCCAACATTATCGCCCACCCGATCACCGACATAAATTACATTTAAAGCGGGAGCTATGTTTGTAATCTGAAGCATGTCATCAACGCTAAACGGTGTATTTACTGCCAAAATGCCTTCACTGGGTGTTAGCAACTCAACAATCTTCGGTTCAACTGCAAAATAATCACTTAGCATTAAGTAATAACTCCAACAAATACTCTTCAATCTCAAACAGAACTTCCTGAGAGTCATCCACAGACATGCCAAGAAATGGGCGCGGCGGAATAATCACACTTTGAATCTGTGCCCATCCACCCATTGTGGTTTTAAACTTTAAATACTTTCCGCCTTTAGCCCTGATCGTCGCACCAAAATGCATGACCGGGGCATAGAAAACATTGGTTCCCACGATGACGCGTTTACCACCATCAAGTACGGTGTACTTAATTGAGTTATACAATCGACTTGTATCACGAAGCGTTGTACCGCCCTGAAGCTTTGCACGCCATGACTTTTGCCAAGGCTTATCATCAGTACCAATACCGGTATTAATACGCTGTTTTGTATTGTGTTCTAGTATTGAGCCGATGTTGTGCATCAACTTGGAGTGGTCGCCAGCTTCCTTTAAAACTCTGTTCAGCCACTCGGTTATCTTTTCTTGACCGTGAAATTGAATAGTATCCGCCATGATTAAAGACTCGGCATATCATCAAGTTTTGCGTTTGAGAAAACACCACCTGTGTACGTCGTCCCAAGTGGTGCGCTAGCTCTAACTTTTTTCGGCTTGGTTACTTCTTGAGTTTCAGCATCCTGAATTAGAAGCGTTGCCTTCCCATCCGCCACGCGTTTTAAAAACCCGATTGCATCTTCATATCGCTGACGCACTTGGTCGGACGCTTTGGAACGCCACAGTAAGAATCGAGCAATATCGCAGATATAGATTTTTAAGTTTTTAGGGGGGTCGGAAAGCGGCACATCGTAGATGACCCCGATATAACCATCGGCAATATCAGACGCATCTTCGATGTAGGAGTTGACCGACTCATTAGCAGTCAAACTTCGTTCTAATTGTGAGACCTCAACCTCTCCGTAACGCAAGACCAGATCGGCTCGGTTTGCGTACATAGGTCACCTATTTGGTTGAAACTACTTTCACCAATGCTTTTGGCTTAGCAACGATTGGTAATTGGTTTGATTGAACATGAAGCTCAAAGCCACGGTTGTGCTTCAATGGCTCTTGAGATGCGTAATACGGCAATGCAAGCGTATTCACCGTGTCAGAGAAGTCAGCAGGAGCTAATGCGTTTAAGAATACATCTTGTGTGCCAAGTGGGTATGCATGACCTTCTTTCACACCAATCAGCGGTACACCACCAATTTTTTGACGGTTCACAATGAATTTTAAGCCGCCAAATTCAAAGCCTGATTTATTACCAGCTGCAAGCACATCAGCGCCTTTAGACCAGTTTAAAAACACTTCACGCACGTTTTTGTGAGCAACCAAGGCATCGTAAAATGCGCGATCAACTTCCACTTCAATGCCTGATGTGGTTTCTTGACCCAAACCATCTTCGATTAAGTCAATAACATCTTGGCATTTCGCAGCAACATCAGTAGTTGCGGTTCCTAATTCAAAATCAACAAACTGCGGGGTAATACCGAAGCGCGTGTTGTAGTTCACAATCACTGTACCGTCAGCATCCAAGATAATGCCCTGTTTTGCTTTCGTACGACGAAATGCAAGTGTGGTATCGATTTTATTTTTCATGATCTGAAGTTTATCGAGCACTTTGCCATTCACGGTTTCAGCAGCAGTGCCACCGAAAGCACGAACACCCATCACATCAGCTGCTTTCACAACATCTTCAAGTGGCATGTGCGGAATCGCAAAGGTCTCTAAAGTTCGAGTACCGCTGCTATTTTTTGGAGCAACACCACCCCAGGCAGTTGTTGGCACTAAAACCGTGTCTTCAGCATAAAATTCAACTTCAAACGCACTGGTTGTGCCTGGCACATTGCGAAATAAATTCACATCGTTTGGATTACCAATGCGAGTTGGTAAGCTTGTAATAGCAGTGGATAATTCCTGTGTGCTAAATTCTAATTCGTCCATTCTTTTCCCCTTATGCCGAGCGCACAGTAGTGATGCCAAGAGTCTTAAGACCAGCAACAACAGTCGCCAAGTCACCCGCCTCAACTTTTAATTTTTCAGCCACAATACGAGCTTGATGCGCCAATATTACGCCTTTGCCTTTTTCGGTTGTGGTTTTCACTGTGCCAATTGCAATACCTGCAACAGCACCAGTGCCATCAAATGCAACGATGTCACCCGATGCATCAAATGATACCGGCTGACCATCTTCAATCGTTTGATTGATCGCCACGGTTGCATTTTCACGACTCGGACGATGGTTTCCATCCAATTCCCAAGCCAACCAATCTGACGTTACGCCTTTTTTAGTTACAGCCATTTTGTATTACCCCTTATTTACGCGCTTTTGCTTGGTCAACGAGTGACATCGGCTTTGCATTGAATTGATTTTGAGCTGGATCGCCACCTGCTTGGTGTTTAGTCAGGTGGTCAGGTAGACCTTGCTTTTTTAAAGTTGAATTTGCTGAAAATTTGCGAATTTGAGCAGCGGAAAATGCAAATGCAGCATCGTCCAGTTTTGCCATTTCGGCTTTTTCTTCTACTGAAAATTCAGTTTTGGTTTCAGCGGTTAGTGCCGTGATTTCAGCCTCACGCTTTTCAGCAGCGAATTTCTTCACATCTGATTCGAGTTGAGTGTTTTTCTGCTCAAGCTCTTGAATTTTGGCTTTCGCCTGTTCTAATTCGGTCACGTTAGTGCCCTCTTTGGTTGGTTGGGTTGGGTTGTGACTTGCCGCCACTGCACTTGTATTGTCATCAGCACCTAAGGCACAAAAAGATACTTCACGGATACGACCGCCACGGAACACTGTGATAGGCCCTTGATACGTTTTACCGTTCACTGTTACCGCTTGATCCGCTGCAATATCTTCGGTTGAGCTAGGCTCAATACGCACCGACATCTGCCACGGAAAGCCATCATCTGAGTCTTGAGCGACTTGTGAGCCAAACTCATTACTCATTAAGTCGCCCGAGATAACCAAACCTTGTGCATAGTCAATACTGTGACTATTGATCGCCCCTGCTCGTTGACTTGAACGATGCTCAAGTAATGCGGGAATACGACCTTTAATCTGAATAGAGTCCAAATCAAAAATAACTCGATCCCAATACCAGTGATCAAGGATCGGCTCACCGCTGTACGCCACACCTGTAAAGGTTCGTTTCTTTTTCCCTTCGACTGGCTGCTCAACAGCAAACTGCCCAAGTTCAAAGCAAAACTGATCTTTTGGCTTTTCTTGTAGTTCTGGCATTTTCATGCTCCATAAAAAGAACCGCCCAAATAGGACGGTCTTAAATTGATTTTGATTAATACAAATTAAATAATGTGTTATTTGCCACAAATAGCCGTGTAGCAAGCTCGTTTGTCTTTCTTAGCACCACTTTACTATCGGTAATGCTAATGACCTCTAAATTCAAATCAGGAGCCAATAGCGCACCTTTCAAGCCATTAATCTTAGATAAATCCAAAGCCTGCCCCTTCATGTCTAAGATTGTGATGCTTTTCCCTGCTTCAGCTGAAGTTTTAAATAAAGTTGGTGTTTGAATACCAATCACATTACCTTTTTGCAGATTAAGAGAATCAAAGCCTTTCAGATTGTTGCCTGTGAGCTTATTTTTAAGATTCTTTGCAATTGAAAGCAGCGAATCAAATGAACGTTTCATCCAGCCAACGATTGATCTGTCATCTTTCACCACGGCATTTTTAAGCAGATCAGTTAATACTTGCTCATCATCTCTTACAAGCTCGGTCAACATTCGTATTGCACTTGGCTCAACATCCTTTTTAGACTCAAGCACACGATCAACAATAGCTTCATTGACCTGTTTGGATACCTCAGACATAGGCTCAAATGCTTTCACAATTTTTTCATTCGCTTGCTGCGAGGCTAAAGCTTCGTTTTGAATATCACTTAATTTTCGTGCAAGCGGTGTATTTGTGAGTAATGCATCATCAATCTTTTCTTGAAGCACATTATTTAAGTGTTTGCCATAATTGCCCGGGCTTGTTGACCAATCTTTATCAGGCTGCACATCTGGCAATTCATCATCAATAGTAATGCCTTGCTTTTTGGCTTGCGCTTCAGTCAAAGCATCCACACCGCACCGACATAAAAAGCCATTTGGTGGGTAGTGTGTCAGCCAAAATGAGTCATCGATATGCCTAACAATATTGTTTAAAGCTAAATGACTTGGACGAACTCGACTATCCGTTAATGATGAATATTTCAAATAAGGCCGATTAGCTTTATTCTCCTGCTGCTGCGTCCAGATACCGTGAGCATAAGCATTCTGAATATTCGTGCGGAAAATATTATCCAGGTGGTGCGGGCTAAGCTCAATCCCTGACTCTTTAACCGCCTTTTGAAACTCTTGAAATGTCGAACCGCTTTCAATTGCTTTGTTAGATAGATTGATTACAGTCTTAATCTGATCAAGTGAAGCCAATCCACTTACTGTGGTTGCGTATTGTCTTGCATTCAAATCCAATAAATAGAACTCTTCAGGCAGAACAACACGCTTATCACGAGCATAACGGAGTGCTTCAGCGTAGGTTATTGTCATCACTTGCTCCGCTGAACATACCCGACCACATCAAATAAATATAAAGCTCTTGCCATGATTGCATTGAATTTCTCAACCGATTCGCTCAACATGGATTCGTATAGCTTGGCTTGCAGATCATTAACATCGGCAGATGACTCAACAACTTTAAGCAGCTCACTTTCCGAGAATAGCTGCTTATCGATTACATCAATTTTATCATCCACTTCTTGTTGATTTGGATCAATACCCTGCATGTCAGCCTTGAAACTAAATGCACGTTTCGGAATAGCTGAAAAAGTCTTAGGTGTTTGCTCTTGAGTCTCTGCAATATCACCATCTTGCAATCCATATTCACGCTGAAAGTATTGTGGTGTTAGATTTGCGCCTGCATTTTTAAGCTTTACATCGCGCTCAGCTTTATCTGTCTCAAGCGACTTTTCATCACCGATAATGATTTTATGCTTCGACCACTGGTTCAACTCACACAAAGCATTTACGACTGCTTGAATCGTCGGTGTAATCATCCGAATATCAGACTTGAGTTTGTCTTTCCGTACATTCTCATGCACTTGGCCCAATGCTCGACTGCCTGAATTATCAGTGCCGCTTGTAAGTGTTTGGCCTAAAATGAGCTTTTGAATCTGACGCTTGATTTCGGTATTGAATGTTTCAAATGACGACCCTGCTGTGCCTTGCGCCCCCCCAAGTACTTCTACATCATCCTCAGCATCAATTGAGACAACAGACTGAGCATGAGCAGACAGTAGTGCATCATTCATTGCCCGAATATCTTCATCATCACCATCTTTCACCTTTCCAAGCAAAATCGGTGTGCCAAATCGTTCTAAAAACTTCGCCCAGAACTTAAATCCATTCTGTTTGAAGAAGAATAACCAGTAGAGTGAAGCTAATAACGCCTTGCCATACGGTTGCTTATATGAAGATTTGCGACGAGTTAGGAAAAACTTAACTGTTTGATCTACTTCCACCTCATAACCCGATTCAGCACGATAAATCAAACGACCATCGTTTTTAGGCTCAAACCACTCCATCGGCTTTTCGCCAATCCATTTAAGCCCAATATGCGTATCCTTTTGCTCGTAAATCGCCTCTTGCACCGAATAGCCAAAGAACAGCGCATTGTGTGCACACGTTGCAAGCTCCACGAACCACTCATTCATCTCTTGAGTAAGCAATTCGGCTTCGGGTGTGTCGTTAGGCTCTAAACGATAAGGCGCACCAAGCAACGCATCCAAGCGAGTTTCAGCAGCTTGACCAATCTCATCATCATCAAGTAAGACAGACAATCGGTGACGTTGAATACCTGCTTTCATTAAAGTCTCGTCAACATCGGCAGCTTTGCCGGCATTAAAAAAACTCTTTACTGCTAAATGAGAGTCGAGTGAACCATTAGACAAAGCCTTATTTTTAACTTTGTCTTTTTTAGACTTTGCCATAGTTATTCCTAATTAAATGTTCTCGAGCCTGCGCCAGATGGCCGGGCTTTTGTCCTGGCTTCCAGTAATTCATTAAATGCATCACTTCCAGCATCGATTTGGTCATCATGCTTGCCGTTTGGAAAGTTACGCATTTCCTCAATCAATGGCTTATTCCAAGCACCGCGAAGCATCCGCACATTGCCGACGTTGACCTGAGCGGCAAAAGGCTGAGCACGGGTAATCTTATCACCAGAAACAGTCTCGGCTTTGACAGAAAAACCAGCCAGCATTTTGATAAAGCTTTTAGCTTGAGCCTTACCAGCTTGTCCCGGATCTTGGGGTAATCGAATTGCTACAGACTTACCATCCATCTCAGCAGTTTGTTTAATACGTTTCTCAACACCGTCTGGTCCAAGCTGGGCATGCTGCACATCCACAATGTAGATATACCCATCCTTGCCTTTGGCTTGACGCATACCAGCCGTGTAGTCACCCTCATTTTCAGAAGATGCCAAATCCCAAGCGCGAACCTCTTTAATAATTTCACTCGGCAATGCATCTACAATTTCAATATTGTCAGGCTTAAAAAAACCACCGGCTGGTGGTGATGGTCTTTGACGATATTGCCCTGAGAAAACATAAGGTGCTGCCAACTCCATTCGATTTAATGTTTCAATAGTATGCTTTGCAGGCCAGAGCGCAGTGCCATCATCTTGGATTGCAGAAAGGCATAAGTGTTGCCATTCTTCACCATTACCGCCATCAAGCAGCCAGCCTGCCAAATCTTCCTCATGCAAACGCTGCATAATGACAATGATTGGTGTATCTGGTGAGTTCGTACGAGACTCAAGTGTATTTTGGAACCACTCAATTACACCTTTACGAATGGTATCGGATCGTGCCTCACTCGCTTTATGCGGGTCATCAATAATGATTGCACCCCCAAAAGACTCTCTAATCTTGCCAGCACCAAAACCTGTAATAGTTCCGCCCGTACCCTGTGCATAGCACACACCACCAGCAACAGTGCGCCAATCATCCTTAGCCTTACTATCATCCCGTAGTATAAGGTCGGGAAATATCTTTTTAAAAGCGGGCTCTTGGACCAGATTACGAGTCTGAAATGCATTATTTGCAGCCAATGTGGCAGAGTAACTCACATGAATAAATTCGCAGTCCGGCACTTTACCAAAGCACCAAGCCATAAAATTAATTACCGCCAATTCAGTCTTGGAGTAACGTGGTGGAATATTAATGATTAAGCGTTTTGTTTCACCGCGAAAAACTTTCATAAGTGCATCGCAGACTACCCGGTGATGCCAGTTATGCATCCACTTATACTTACGACGTTCTTTGAACATATAGCGAGAGAAGAAATACAAATCCTCTTGAGCTTCAACTTGTATTGCCACATCTCTCGCTTCAGTAGTCATTTAAAATATCCTCTCGGGCTTTTTTAAACTCATCCAAAGTAATAGTTGTATTGACTGTCTGGATTGGCCCGCCATTCTTGCCAGTATGCTCTACTCTGTCATTGAACATACCAATGTGTTTACCAATGAGCTCAAGAGCTTTATTCGCTCCCGAATGTTCAAATTTAAACTCACCAGAGGGCTCACCATCAATCATCACCTCTTCAGCTTGCATGCATCTTTCAGCTATAGATTTGAGGTTTTTCAATACATAATAGCTATCTAACCCAAGCTCTCGATTTCGCTCTTCACGCAGAAAAGCAATCCGCTCTTTAACTTCGGGACGATTGAAAACCACCCAACCATGTTGACGAGCACTTCTTTCACTAAATCCGGCTCGTGCCGCTGCATTCTTGATACTAAGATCAATTAAATATTCATGACAGAACAACTCATGACGATCATCCACAAGTGGTTCTGCGCCAGGGTATTGTTCTGACATATTTACCTCATAAAAAAACCTCCGAAGAGGGCTTAAAATTCTTTATCTATCGAATCTTGGTAAAGCTTTTCTTTTAACAGATAGCCTTCAAGCATCCAGATTTTATTACGTGCATTCTCATACGCCACTTTGCGGCCAATCTCTGGATCAAAGTTCTCAGGACTTGCACACGCTGATTCACCCGTAACCGTGAAACCATTCTTTAAAATCAAAACGCAGAAAGTTAATGTCTCTAGTTGCTTATGCATCCCAATCAAGGCTGTTGTATTTGGGTCAGCACCCCATTGTGCATTTGCAGCTGTGAAGAAATATTTATCAACAATAACGCTATCAATATGATCTGGTGTTAAGCGTGGAGCATTTAAGCCTTTATCTTGAATCTCTTTTTCAATCTCTTGTTCTGACAT